TCATGGATAATTCCTACTTATACAACTGGCTTATATGATTATTTAGAATATTATCAAACTGGCGGTTTTAGAGATTTTGATTCAGAAGGTTCATTTGATTGCACACATGGGTTTGACTTAGTTGAAATAACAATTGAAGATGTACAAGATTTTCTACTACAAGAGGATGCATTTAAATTAACACAAGAAGATGGTTCTGGAATTTTTCTATAGCATTAAATGCTCTATCTAGTTTATATCTCAATGAAATAATATTTTTTCTTAAATTATAAATAAGATGTTTGTCTGTGCATTTAGAACAAAATACAAATTATTCTATTAGTTCAGTACAAATTTAAAAAAAATTTTTGGGAGATTATTTATGTCACAGTTTGAGAACGAAATCTTAAAATTGGCAGAGTCAACTCTTTTAACAAATAAAGAGATTGCAAGGATTGTAGGGTGCACGCCACGCACAGTAAATAAGTATGCCGGATCTTATGTTAGCCGGTGTAGATTAAAAGTATCTGCAGAAGAAGATGCATTTGAAATTCAAAAAACAGTTTTACTCCCTGATATACATTATCCTCATTATGAACTGAGAGTGATGGATGCTGTTGAAGAATTTATTATAGATTATCAACCAAATGAAATAGTTTATATGGGAGATCAACTTTCGTTAGATTGTATTTCCGGATGGAATAAAAGAAGACCTTTATTGAAAGAAGGACAACGATTATTAAAAGAATATGATTTATTCAATGAAGATATATTAGATGTTCATGAAAATATTACAGAGTCAAATACTCGTCGAACTTTTTTGATGGGTAATCATGAACAAAGAATTAAATGGTATTGTCAAGAACATCCAGAGTTAGATGGTTTTATAGACCTTGAAAGACATCTACAATTAAAAGAAAGAGGGTATAATATTGTTGAATATAATGGTATCCATAAAGTTGGTAAATTAAATGTCATACATGGTTTTTATTGGAATAAGTATCATGCAGCAAAAACCCTTGAAGCTTTTGAAGGTAATGTAGTTTATTCCCATGTTCATAATCCACAAATGTATGCCAAGGTTACTCCAGTAGATCGTAAAGGTTATCATATGGCTACATCATTACCTTGTTTATGTAATATAAAACCAGAGTATAAACAGAACGCACCCAATTTTTGGATAAATGGCTTTGGTATTGTAGAACATCTTCCAGCAACAGGATTTTTCAATCTTTATACTATTATTATAATTGAAGGATCTTTTATGTTTAACGGTATTTATTATGGGAAAACTCTCTAAAACATATAAAAAAAGTGGCAATAGAAATGGGATGTATGGGAAAAAACATTCTGAAGAAACGAAAGAAAAAATGAGAAATAAACAAATAGGAAAAAGGCCAATGCTAGGAAAAAAGCATTCTGAAGAAACCAAAGAAAAAATTAGTATTTCAAAACTTGGTAAAACTATTTTAACAATAGAAAAAATAAAAGAAAAATTTCCAACGTTTTATAAAGAAGAAGAAATGAGATATAATACAGACAAACCAGGAGAAAAAGAAATACAAGTACATTGTAAAAATCATGACTGTGAAAATTCAAAAGAAAAAGGCGGATGGTTTATTCCAACAGCAAGTCAATTTAAAAGCAGAAAAGATCATATAGAGCATGATGATGGTAACGGTGGATGTTATTTATATTGCTCACAAGAGTGTAAAGATGAATGCGTGTTATATAATATAAAATCTGATCCACATAAGGAAGAAACTGAAAAATTATATACTGATTCAGAATATGATGTTTGGAGACAAACTGTGTTAGAACAAGATAATTATGAATGTCAAAAATGCGGATCAAAAGAAGATCTACATTGCCATCATATTCAACCAGTTAAACTTGACCCAATGTTGGCATTAGACCCAACTAATGGAATTGTTTTATGTCAAAAATGTCATTACGAAATTGGACATAAAACGGCCACAGAATGTTCTACTGGAAATTTAGCAAATCGAGTTTGTTAAATTTTTAGAACATAAATATGTAAACTTACCTATATGATTACCAACTGACTTTAAACTAAAATTTGAGGTCTCAGTCAGTGACCTATAAAAGGAGAAAAATCATGACTTATAAAGAGCAGTTCGTTACAGAAGTAAAAGTAGATGGCGCAATACTTAGAGTTAAAGATGGAGCAGTATACTTACCTTTTGGAAGTGAATATTCAATACTTCTAAAAAACCTCAATTCAAGAAAAGCATCTGTAAAAATCTCAATTGATGGTGAAGATGTTCTCGATGGCAATTCTCTAATTCTTGATCCAAATGCAAGTACAGAATTGGAAGGTTTCCTTAATGAAACTACAGCTAAGAATCGTTTTAAGTTTATTCATAAAACAGAAAAGATTCAAGAACATCGAGGCGATAGAGCAGATGATGGAATGATTAGAATTGAGTTTGCATATGAGAAAGATAAACCTGAACCTCTAATTAAAAAGGCTATTGAAGAAGTTCATCATCATTATTATTACCATAATCCAATTACATTTGATTATTATAAAGGTATGGATTGGTCATATACGAGTGATCAGCAAACTATATCTAGCGATACAATGAAAAACTATTCTCATAACACAGTATTGCAAAACGGACCTTCAATGGATTATCTTGGAGTACAAGGATGTTCTGATCCATTAGATGACGAAGGAATTACTGTTAAAGGAAACGAAATACATCAACAATTCCAATATGGTTCAATTGGTGCATTAGACAAATCTGAGGTTATTGTAATTAGATTAAAAGGTTTAACACAAACCCAAAATACAGTTCAAAACCCAATTACTGTTAAGACAAAACTAACATGTTCAAGCTGTGGTACAAAATGTAAATCATCATTTAAATTTTGTCCCGACTGTGGAACTTATTTAGAATAACCAAAAACTTGTAGGTAAGTTTACTTATTCTTTAAAATCTAAACGAGGTATAAAATCAGAACAAAATATAAAGATTATACTCCTATTAGAGAAGGAAATAGATAATGACTAAAATAAAGGATACCATTATAGAAGCTAGAGATTTTTATGGAGATAAATGTCTGGTAGATCAGGTTAATTCTAACAGTTCACAATCCAGGCGACCACAGGGTGAAGTTCAGGTTTATGAAGAAACTGATGATGGTCGTAAAAAAATTATTCATAAAAGCAACCTAATTGTTTATCTGGGACGAGAAATGTTAGCGCAAAGATTAGTCAATTTGGATAATGCATTTTTAACCACTCCTACAAAAGATGAATTTGTTTCATGGTTTGGTTTGGGTGATGGTGGAGTAAGACCTGCAGATCCTTTGGATCCAGTGCCACCCATTAATGATGATGAATATTTAAATTCACCAATACCTGTAAGTGATTCAACTGGAGGTCTTTACGCAGATTTTCATACAGCTGGGGATGCATATCCACCTGGTGGGACATATCCGGCAACTGGATCATATGTTAAAAGTTTTGATGTTGGTGGTATTGAATTTGAGCCAGACGTCTTAAATGATAATAAACAATTAATAATTAAAATTACAACTACAATTGGAGTTAATGATGCAAATGGTTATCAATTAAGTGAAGCAGGTTTATTCTCTGCTGAAAGTAATTCGGGAGGGTATAGTGGTAATTTTACATTATTTGCAAGAGTTACATTTCCATCATTAATTAAATCATCAGAAAGACGATTAATTTTTGTTTGGTATTTATATGTTTAAATGAAATATTTATTAAGACAAATTATATACAAAGGGGATACATTTAAAGATTGATATAGAACAATCTTTACTAATTAGAAAATTGAAAACTATAATTTATGGAGGGTATAACAATGGCAAATGTTTCCCCAGGAGTTTTTACAAAAATAATAGACTTGTCGTCATTTATTCAAGCAGTGCCATCGACGATAGGTTTTTTAACAGGATTTACACGAAAAGGACGAGACAATGAATTAGTATTGGCGAACCAAATATTACAGACTTTGGCAAGAATTATGGTCAAGGGCCATATATCGCTTATAATCATCTGGGTGAATCAGGAGCATTATATTGGATGCGATTATTACCAGATGATGCTACATATTCAAATATAAGAATTGATTCACAATTAGCAGCTGGAGATGCAACTGCAAGCATCTCGATTACATATGTAGAGAGTTTAAATACACATAGTGAAATTCAAACCAACCTGGCAATAGCAGGTGACACTAAACCAATTGCTTTTTTAACACCAATTGGAAGAGGTGACTTTTATAACAGTCTAGGTATTAGAATTACCGAACACTCAAATCCAACACTATCGGGCGTTTATGTGCTTGATATATATGAAAAACAATCAGATGGTGATGATGTAATTATTGAATCATTTGATGTTTCATTTGATCCATTATCAGTTGATAGTGCTGGAGATTCAATTTTCATTGAAAGTATTCTTGAAACATATTCAACTGTTTTAAGAGCACAAATGGTTTTAGCAAGTGGAGATTATACTTCAGGATATGAACTTGTTGCTAAAATTTATGATAATGACATTGGAACAGTTACTGTTAATCTAACATCAGGATCAGCAACAATTAAAGATAATAAACAAGACTTCTCTGATTGGGAAACAGATCCAGAAACAGGCAATGCAGCATATGTTGTAGTTGCTAAAGATGCCAAAGGAAATGAGATTTGGGGTTGGATGGGTATCTCAGATTCTGCTGAAGATGATGATATAGTTAAGGTATTTCCAGATAGAAATTTAACAGGCGGAACTCAAGGATGGAATGGAGCTGTTGCTAATTTTGACGTTAATTCAACAGTTACATATCAAGTTAGAGAATCACACGCAAGTGTTGCATCAGCATTTTCATCTTCTGAACCTGTTCCATTAAAGAAAGGTTCCGAAGGTTCATTACGCACAGTTACAGGTACCTTAGATACAGCCGAAGCTGAAACTCTATTAGAGCAAGGTTATAGTGGTATTATAACAAATCCAATAACTGGTAATGCTGAAGATTCTATTCTTGATACAGAAAGTGTTTATTTTACTTTAGTTTATGATGCAGGATACCCTTCTGATGTTAAGATTGCAATTAGCACTCTTTGTCAAACAAGACGGGATTGTGTTGGTATACTTGATAATGGTGATAATAACACAGTTGCTGCAGCACTTACTGCTAGAGATAATACAAATACATTCAATAATTTTTATGTTGCTTTATATGAATCATATAATAAAGTAGCAGATGCATTTACAGGGGAAGATGTATGGTTCTCACCAATTTATCATATGTCATACTTAATTCCTAGAAATGATAATGTTTCTGAGATTTGGTTTGCTGCTGCAGGATTTAATAGAGCTTCTATTGATTCAATTAAGGAATTGAGATATAATCCAAGATTGGGACAAAGAGATCAGCTATACTTAAAACAACTAAACCCAATTGTTAAATTCAGTGCAGGTTATGTTGTTTGGGGACAGTTGACATCTCAAGCGAAACCAAGTGCTCTTCAAGATCTTAACATCGTTAGACTTGTTCTATATAGTAAGAGAGCTATTGAGCAATTTTGTAGTTTCTTTATCTTTGAACAAAATGATGCTATTACATGGGGTGAAGTATCAGGTGCAATTGTAGAATTTCTTGAAATAATAAAGAGCAAACGAGGACTTGATAATTATTCCGTAGAAGTTAGTGCAACTGACTATGAGAAGAAAACTAAGAAATTCCATGTCAATATTATTTTACAACCAACTAGAGCTGTAGAGCAAATTGAATTGAATTTCTTTATTCAGTAATTCTAACCAAAAAAAAGAGATGTTGGGCATTATACCCAGCATCTCTTTCTTCCGTCGTTACGGTTATTCTCCTAATCTAAATTTGGAATTGTTTTAAGTTCATCATTCATCTCTATCTGATACTGCTGAAGATTTTGTGCAATGGTCATGGACTCATCAATAATATCTCCACTCATCATTGGAAATATATTCACAATAATAAAGTTTAGGCGATCAACACTTTGACCACGAATATATGCACCATGCCCTTTTTCATATTCCTCAATGAAGTTTTGATAATCATAAGATGTCTTCCTCATTGGATTGTGTATTGATTTCAAAACCAATCCTAATTCATTAATTATAGATAAAAAGTACATACAGGACGAGGGTGATAATAAGGAATTATTCATTACAGCAAAGACCGGGGAATGTTGTACACCCATAGCGATTTTTTTCACTTGACTTAAATTAATATCTTTAAACTTAAATATACCGGCCTGTTCTCTCATTGATAGAAAACTACTTAAATTAAAGTTAGGTGGGATAGCAACAAACTCAACTGAAAAATAATTCTCGATGTGTGGAGTTTGTTCATCCATTCTTTCTTCCATATTTTCTTTGATCCTTCGTAATTGTTTAATGTTTGCTGACTTGGATTCCGTGTAGTTTTCTGAAGGTGCTGCCATGTTCCAAGTCAGAAAAGAACGAACCATCTTCATCGCCATAGTGAAATATGTATATAAAATGTTCATCTGATAGTTCCTCCAAAAATGTACGTGTATAAGCAATACATGCTTCTTCAACTTTTTTTTCTCTTTCTCTCCAGCATTGATCAGACCATATCTCATGTTCTCTTAACTGTTGTATGGTTATCCCTTCTCTTTCACAAAACACATCTTCATACTCCCATATGTCAGGTATTTTGTGATTAAATGTGACATATCCTTCTTCAAATTGCTCAGTTATTAGGTTGTTAGCGTTTTCATTACTTACTCTAATAGGTGTTTGGACAATAGCATCATTAAATATAACTTTGACGAATCTTTTTTCTATGAATTGTTTTACATCTTCAATAGTTTTAATCTCAAATGGCCATGCTACAATAAATGATGAACTTGATGAATTTGTAATAAAACCCGTTTTTATTTTCATTAACGATTCTCCCAACATTCTTCGATATGACTTGGATTTAATTCTATTTTAAAAATGTCTTCGAGTTCTTTTTTAACTCTTGATGTAAATGTTTTTAAAGTTTCATTGTCTCTCATTTCAGTATATGGTATTCCTACCATAATATCATCTTGATATGGCATACGAGAAAATCTTAAATCTGTTCCTTGAAAAAGATAATCAATATAATAACTTAAATCGTCTTGAACATCTTCTAATGATATATTTTTTTCATTTGATATTTTTTCTTGAATCATTTTAATCTGTTCTTCTGTTATAAAACTTAAATCTATATAAGCTCCGATTACAACAAAAGATGAAGAACTTGAATTAGTTATAAAATCTGCTTTTATTTTCATTAACGATCCTCCTTACAAATTTAGTGGACATTGATTTTGATTTTTTTCTAATAACGTTCTGAATGTATTAAAAGGTGGAGAATTTTGCCATAATGTAGTGATTGATTTTTTATCTGTTATAGGTCTTGACCAAAAAACACGATCTGCAAAACTACAAGGCATAAAATGCATATCGGGTGTAATATATGCTGACATTCTTGCGCCTTCACATGTATCAATGGATAATTGTTGTAATTTATTACCCTGAGAATATTTAGTTGTATGATTAACCAAACAGCTATCCATACCAATTTTGAATTTACATTTTGGTTTGAATATTAATTCTGAAAACTGTTGTAATTGATTGATGGTTGGGATTTTTGAATACATATATTTTGCTGCACCCTGTGGTTTAAATAAAAGAAAAATTACAGCATTTAACTTATCAATATCAACTTTTTCTTTCCATATATCTTTTCCTTCAAGCATATTCATTGCTATATTATGTGATATTCTAGAATAAATAAAATGGATATTAGTTTTTATCCCAGCATTAATAAATTTTTCTATGCTAATATATGTATTATCCATTGTTTTTAATGTTATTTTATCATCTATTATTTCTTCATAAAAAATTTGGCTTACAGCTACAGCACCACAAAGTTTTGATAATTCAATTTCTTCTTCTGTTAAATTGATACCGCTTGTTGTATAATTAGGAACGACTCTATTTTCTCTACAGTATTCAAGAATTTCTTTGAAGTTTTCATGCTTATTTGGATCACCCCTTCCACCCAATGCAACCTGATTAACATGATGCTTGACCTCATCAATAATTTCTTTGAAGTTTTCCAATAACATATTGGGTTGATTTATATGTCCTTGATAGCAAAATTTACACTTGTTTTCACATGTACCCATTATACCGATATCCAATAAGGATGGTAATTCTAATACAAAAGGATCTTCATTTCCATTAATTCCTTGAGTAATTTCCAGACCGGTTTTACTATTGAATAATATTGAATATTTATCATTCTGAAACCTCTTATCAAATATTTTCTCTAAATTTTTAAGCAATTTAATCTCCTTATAACTTTTTAAAGGTTGATTGTTTGTCTGAACTTTCACCTAATTTTTTAATATTAGATTCTTTATTATCTCCTTTTGGTTGTATTTCTGTTGTTTTCTCATCTTTTTCTTCTTTTGAAATTGGCAATTTAGATTGGTTTTTTGGTTGATTTAATTCTTCTTTAATAGTTTCAATCTGCACTTTAACAGCTTCTACTGTCTTTTGTAATTCTTTCTTAATATTAGAAGTTGAATCTTTTTACTTGTTTAGTTATAGTTGATTGTTGCTGAGTTTCAATTGCCATTTCACCTTTATCTTTGTTATCATCATCGTTAAAAATTATATTATACATGAAGATACAAAAGATAATGGTTCCAATTCCGAATCCTCCACTACTGCTTTTACTTGACACTATTATACCTCCTTAAAAAAATTAGATAAATACTTTATTCAATAATTAATATATATAGTTGTCAATTTATTAATTGACGATATCCTCTAAAATTTAGAACAAAATATAAATCTTAGTGTATGTCTTTCACGGTAAGGATATTATGAATCTTGAAAAATATTTACTTAAAGTACAATCTAAAGAGGCAGTAGGTCCTTTTGCGATAGATTCTTTCCCGCAAAAAAAGAAGAAAAGAAAAAAACAAATAATTCGATCAATTTACCCAAATGAAAACTGGATCGCTATTGAGGAAAGAAGGGCTATGATCGACCTCGATGGAACTATCCATAAATATTCAAAAGGTTACGCTGATGGTCAAATTTATGATGATCCATTTGCAGGAGCAAAAAAAGTTATTGATTGGTTAAAAAGCAAAGGATATGAAATAGTTATATTTACTACTAGAGCATCAAAAGAAAATGCTAAAGATGTTGGCGGTGATCATGAAACAGAAATTGCTAATATTGAAAATTGGTTATCGGATAATGATATTTATTTTGACCGAGTGACTGCTGAGAAACTAGCTGCTGATTTTTATATTGATGATAAAGCAATATTCATTAAAAATGGAAATTGGGATGCAGTTATGAAAACAATTAAAATGAGGATGAAATATAGCCTTTAAATTGGAGGAATAAAGTAATGGCAATAAAAAATTCTTTTACAAATGTGCCAAATAACAGATTAACTCGTAACTTTGGTGGTACGGTTGCTGGAGTTGCTGATCCATACGTTACTGGGTATCATTTTATTTATTTTGCTAAACTACCACCAGCATTACCTGATTATGCACAATTACCAGATAATGGTACAATCAAAAATCTTTTGGCTGGTGCATGTTTATCAGTTACTCCACCAGGTGGAACTCTAAATAAAGTAGAATTTACTGGATTGGGTGGAATTAAATGGGCGGTTCCAGCAAATATTGATTATGGAAATTCTGTTTCAGTTAAATTCTTGGAATTTAATGGGATACCTATTTTAAATATTTTCCATGGTTGGATGAAAATGATAAGAGATTATAGAAGTGGCACAACAGGTCTTACTGATAACGCCGATGGTCTTGGTTATACAAAAGCTACATATGCGGGAATTATGTATTACTGGACTACAGCACCTGATGCAAGAACTGTTGAATATTATGCTGCATATGATGGCATATTTCCAACAAAAGATCCACAAGATTTATTTACGAGTGATGTTGAAACCATAGGCAGATTAGACACAGAAATTGAATTTAATGTAGATTACATCTGGCACGAAGCTTGGACGAAAGAGAAATGTCAAGCTCTAGCTGAAGAAGTATATGGTATTAAAGAAAGTGTTATTGATGTTTATGGTACAAGAGTTGATGAAGCTACATAATTGAAAAATTTAAAATTAAAACGTGAACAGAAAGGAGATAAAATAAATGTTTAAAGGATTTGATATTAAGTATCCGGAATATGAGGTTCACACACCTCACACTAATTTGTCTTATAATGTAAGATCTTTAAATGTTCAAGAAGAAGAAAGGTTAAAAGGAAGTTTACTTTCTGCAATTAAAGTTAATGAACATTTAAATAAATGTATTTATGAGGCAATTACAAAAAAGCCAGAAGAAATTAAAAACTATGATACATTTTTAAAATCGACTACACTTAAAGATAGAGATGCATTGTTATATGGTCTTTATCATATTACTTATGAAGAGATCAGAAATTATGATGTTTCATGTTCCTCATGTAGAAAGGAATATCCTGTAACAGTTAAAGCATCATCCACATTTAGTATGAATTCTTACCCTCTTACTGATATCTTAACAAAAGAAATACAAGTTGAACTTCCTATATCTAAAGGTGTTTGTGCTGTTATTAAACAACCAACTTTATTTGATGAGATGACTGCATTAAAAAGTATGGGTGTTGTTTCTGGAGTTAATATGGATATATTAACAGAAACTCTCATACTCAGCAAATTTCAACAAAATCCTGAGTCAGGTGATACCATAATTTATTCAGAAAGAGATGATATTATGGATGCATATATGAGTTTGCCATCTAAGGATAAAAGAAAAATATATAAAGAATATAAAGAGGAATTTGGTCAATATGGCATTTCTTTAAAAATGCTTAGCACTTGTATTCATTGTGGTGCTCAAGATGAAATTGATATTGACCTTGTGGAAAACTTTTTTCGTATGGTGCACTCAATCTGATCAATTAAATAAATATAGAGACACTCTTGAGAAGAATATTTTTTCATGCATGGAAATGAGTAAGCAGTCTTATGCAGAAACAATGTCAATGCCTGTTAAAAGATTTTATAATTATCTTAAATGGAAAACAGACTTAGAAGAAGAAAAACAAAAAATGATTCTCGAAGAAGTGGCTAAATAATATTGGAGGATATAATATGGGTGCAGTTGTCGACTATTTACAAGAAAACTATTTACATGAACAAATTATAGTTCTAGATGAGAGTATTGCGTCATGGTTAAAAAATTTTAACATAAAAAATCTTATTAATAAATTTGATTCCGCAGTAAAAAAGAAGGATCCTGCAATGATTGAGACATTGCTTAAAGTAATACCAAAAACTGATTTTAGAACACTATATACAATAGGTTCAAAAGTTGATGAAAACTTTTCTGCTGCGTTTGATGCAATAAAAAAAGAAGCTGGAACTAAATTTTCTACATTAAAAGGAATGAAACTTGATTTGTTTTCTTTAATAATTTCTACTACAATTGTTATGAAACCAGATCTTAAAAAAGCATCAAAAGATGTTATTAATGATATAAGTACAAAACTTAAAAAAGTTGGAGTTAAACATTTTAGCGGTGACGCTTTAGTTGGTCTAACATTATTAATACTATCGGGTGTATTAGTTTCTGCTACTTTAGCGAGTTTAAGTATGGATCCATTGATATGGAGTATTGCTATAGTTGGATTAGCAATGCTTGTTTTTATGAGATAAGGAGATTTAATTTATGGCCAGTCTGTTAAGAAGATTCGATAAACAAGTTATTGGATCCGATGGTAATATTTATGATTATTTGGCCAAGATTACTGCAAGTGGAGATTTTAAACGAGTTCATGATTTAGATGTTATTATTACATCTTGGAATAATATTTTATTAACTCCAAAAAGGACTTATTTACATGATCCACAATATGGTAGCAATCTTCATAAGTTAATTTTTGAACCTGTCGATGATACAACAATCGAATCAATTAAATCAGAACTTGTAGATACTTTAATGTTTTATGATGATAGAGCAACTATCGAAGACATTGATGTTATAATAAATGCAAATGGCAAAGGATATAATTTGAATATTTATGTTGCTTATGAAGGTTCATCAGGAACATTGTCTGTTTCATTTGATGACAGTACAGTGCTTGCACAACAATCAGGTTCTGGAGGCGATCCAATACCATGAGCACTCAAAAATATGAACGTATATATGACTACATACATGAATATCAACAATTAGTTTATGATTTTTATAGTAAAGATGTAGTCGCTTTTCTTACAACATATTATCATATAGATACAACCAATACAGTTTGGGATGATGAAAATCTTATGGGTGGTTCATATGATAGGATAGGTGAGTTTTCAGGTTTGCGTTTTAATAAAATTTTATTATTACCTGTTTATTATTCAGAAGAAATGTCAACAACATATGACGCTCAAGATATTGGTTATATTAAAGATGGAGATACATCGTTTGTAATACCAAGTACATATGGATTTGTTCCACTACCGGGAGATAAACTAAAATTAGAACAAGAGTATTTACGACCAACAAATAATATATATCCAATTTACTATGTTGGTGGTGTTGAAAAAACATCAAATACAGATAGAATATTCTATCGACTAAAACTTCATGTTGAACAAAGCGTGACTGAAGTTCAATTAGATGAACAAGTATCAGAGCCTGTCTATACATTTTTTGAGTATGATAAGCAAATTCATACTCTAAGTGATGCACAATTTATGACACAACTTTTATCTAAAAATGAAGATCTAAAAGAATGTATTAAAAATAATTTGTATGATAAAAGAAGTGGATACTATTTTGATCATGGTGTAGGCCCATGCTAAACGAGGAATAAAATGGCACAAATAACAGAGACCCCTGTTTCAAGTCAGATTTATAAATCAAGAGATCGGATAAGAAACGAAATTATTGAGAAGCTAAAAGAATATTTAGAACTTGAGAATGTAGATCTTACGAAATCATCATTTTTGTCATTCATGATTGAAATCTTATCAACTAATACAAGTAACTTATTATTCTATCAGATTTCTGCATATAGAGAATTCTTTTTAACAAAAGCTCAATTACCAGAATCAATTTATAATTTAGCAGCATTCTTAGGTTATAATCCACAAGATGCAACACCAGCAGAAGCTAATATTTTATTTACTGTTCCATTTGGTTTTACAGATGCAAATACCCAATTTGTTCTTGATGAAGGGTTTAAGTTAAACGCTGAAGGTGGTATTGAATTTGCAACATATTATACCACAACAATTACAGTTACAAATAATTCGCAGGTATCAATTGTTGTTAGAGAAGGTAATAGAACTTATATTATGCCTGTGACAATAGAGTCAAATCAATTTTTATTTGTATTACCATTTAGACAATATTCTATTTCTGTTCAAGAATTTCAAATCTCAGAAGATTTACAACAATATCAATTTGTTTCAATTGAAGTTCCATTTGATGGTCAGATTTCCTCTCAAGTAGTTGAAATTAAACCACCGGGATCTGCGGCTTATGAATTATATACCGAAGTTTCTAGTTTGTTTTTAATGGATGCGGCAACTAAAGGATATGTATCTAGGAGAACAGATGAAGGGATTATGCTACAATTTGGTAATGGTTTAATCGGATATCAGCCAGAGCCGGGGTCTACAGTTCAAGTAACATTAAATTTAACTGATGGTGCTGATGGAAATGTAATTACTGGATCTATACATTCTGGAGATAGAATCTACAATACTACATTAGCTGGTATAACACAAATTGTTGAATATGATGTCGTAAATACATCTCCAGCATTTAATGGTGAAGATGAAGAATCTCTTGAAGCTGTAAGAAGAAACGCGATCACTAACCTTACTGCTCTTGAAAGAACTGTAACCGAGAATGATTTTATAAATGCAAATATAATTATTGATGATTCGCCAATTGGACAAAACTCATTACCAGTATTAAAAAGATCTGACATAAAAATAAATGAAATTGCTTTATTTTCAACTATTTTATTTGGTGAAGATTTAGTACCTACAAGAGATTTATTTGAAACATTTACAGACACATATATTCCAAGACAAACTGTTTTGACTCAAGATGGGATTGATTACTATACAGTTTTTGATATGGACATTGATGCATTAAATAGTTCTGCAAGTTATGTTTATATAATGTATGAAATTGAACAATTACCAGCTCTAGTGACAAGTTATGGATCTGACTATGACTTATATGCAAGCAATTTAATTGTCAGGAGAGATGGTTTACAAGCAACATATGAGTTACAATTTGTTACAACAGAAATTGACGCTTCGCTTGCATCATGTCAAATGGAAATTTCGGAAACTGGCGCAACTTATAATATGGCAACAGATAGTACTTCATTTACTCTTATTTTTCCAGATAATAGAATTATTCCAACAGGAAATTTAACATACTTTTTTACAATTCAACATTCAACTGAAGGTTTGATTGGTCAATATACTAATCAATTTATTTTTAGACTTTCATTAGATGATTTTACAACATCTAATGCTTTAGCAACAGATGGAGATAGTACAGCATATATTGTTTATGATATACCAACAGTTCGTAAAGATTATTATGATAGTATTAATCAACGAGATTTTGAATTGCAAGTAATGCAAACCCTTCTTACAACAATGACATTTAAAGATTATAGGATGTTAACTGATTTTATTAATTTTAAGTTTTCTAATACTACCGGCACTCTAAATAATATGCAATTGAATGATGTTGATCTCCAAGCCGTTCTAGGAATAGAATCCATTCCTCCGGCAATTGGTTCAGTTGGAGAACGATATATTGTACTAAATGGAACTGGAGCTTGGTTGGATCATGATAATGATATTGCTGTATCTTCGCTTGATGGTACTTCATATATATGGGTATTTGTTGTTCCTAAGTCAGATCAGATGGTATATGTAACAGATGAAGGTCTTAAATATATATATAGTGAAACAGGTTGGGTTGTTCCTGCGTATGATATTCCATTACAAATTTCTTTGGATGTTTTTATTACTGATACATATACTGGAACTATTGGGAATCTTACTCAAGCGATTCGAGAGGCACTTATTACGGCATTTGAAGGTAGATTTGGCATTAACTCTACTCTATATCGCTCAGAAATTATCGACGTAGTACAAGAAGTTGAGGGGGTTGATCATTGCCGTTTAATTGATCCAGTATCAAGTATTTTCTTTAATTTTAATATTGATGATTTTACACAACAGCAATTATTAGAATATGCACCAGAGTATGTATATTTTACAGAAGATGATATTGCTATTAGGGTATTTTAAATATGGATGAACTATTAAGTAAAATAAAACCAGATATTCCAAAGCTAAAACGATTTATAACCACTAGTGCAGCAAGAGAATTATCTGCATTATCAGCACCATGTTACTATCCGAAGACAAAACGATTCTACTTTGAAGTTCTAAATTTATTACGAATAACAAAAAAAGACTTTAAAGATTTTGTAAAAAGAAATTATAAAGGAACAAAAGCAGAAAAATGGAATTTATGGAACGATCCAGGAACTAATATGTTGGTGTTTGTTATGTATTTATTTTTAAAGAAAAGAGATCAGAGAGCATTTTCTTCTACTATGGTTTACTACATGATTATTCAATATGCAAGATTAATGAATAAACAAATGAAATATTGCTATGAAGATACATTCAAATATACTTTAGATAATTTAACACGAACTCATTTATTTTTTAGAGAAAAAACTATACCAAACAGTTTGTTTTATTTATCAACCGTCATACAGAAAACTTATAAACAATCTATTGCTGAATGGGACCTTGAAAAAATTATAGCTTTTATTGGAGTTGCTCGTCATAGGATTTCACAAAGTGTAAAAAGTTTTGCTAAAAATTATTATAGATATCGAAAAGAAGGGGAAGGTATTAAAACACAAAATGAAGAAACAGATGATGAAGCAAATACTTATCAATATAAAGTTTTACAACGTGGACAAAAAATAGTTGATGAAATAACAAAGAAAATAACCACATATAAGGTTATTGATCGAAAGGCATTTGACGAAGCGAAAAAAATCAGTAAAATTAAAACATCAATTGCAACACTGATTGTAGATAAAATTACCAACGAAACAAACTATAATAATATAAAAATTTTATTACAGTTGTTTATTAAAGATTTAAAAGATGTAAGTATGATTTGTGGAAGTGGATATGTTCCTTCCGTAAAAAAATTAATGGCAGTTAAAAGAACAACTGCACAATTATATTTTAAAGCACAAATAAATATTCTTCTAATGGATATTCTTAAAGATATGAAATTTCTCGATGTATATGAGAGATACACATCCCAAACTCAATTCATTATTAATTCATTTCTAGCATTCTATATAACAGGAATTATGAAAACTAATTTATGCTAATACTTATCAGGCCAGCAGGAGTTCGGAGTTCTAAGTTTGCTGAAATTTGTTTGGCAGAAGATGAAACCCTATCTGGTGGATTATTAATTTCCTCTGTTGTTAATTCTTCTGTAGTTGGTGCTTGAGCTTTTGTTATTGTTTTAGGCAATGCCAATGCTTGATTTTTATTCTTTTGATTTATTTCAATTTCTTCTTTAGTTTGTCCTACGCTACTGAAATTTTGTATTCCAAATTTTTGTGAGTTAGGACCTGATATCCCTTTAATATAGCTTTTCAATGTAGGTCTTGTGGTTATATCTAGTTTTGTAGCTAACATACTACTATACAAACTTCCAAAGTCAATTCTTACATCAACTATTCCAAGTCTTTGATTATAAGCAATTTGTTGTTGATCTCCACCTTTTATTATAGTAATATTTGAAATATATGCCGGATCTAAATCATATATTCCAGGAGACCAAATTCTATGAATAAAAGGCCAGCTATATGTAGATCCACTCTTATCTGCAGAAATTGGCATACCCAAGAGCATTATAGCAGCTATTGGACCAGCAATATATCTATTAGTAGCTTCTTGACTTCCTGGATATGGATTATATAATCTAACTGTCATTGTATATGATGGTTGAAAACCGCTTGCTTTCCAAACCATTGGAAAATCTAATCTAGCACCGGCTGCTAATGAAGATACTATATTTGTTCCACCAGCGATTGGTAATGCCTCAAGAAACTTCCCAACAGCTCCGGCACCTTTTTCTACACCTGCTGCTCCCAACTCAAATATACCACCAGCCTTTTTTGCTGCCTTTGTAACTTTACCAAGAGCTTCTTTACCTGTTCTGACTCCAAACATCTGAGCTAATGAAGATACTGTTGTTGATGAAATGTCTGTAAGACCTTGTAAAAAGTTTTCTCCATATTCATTTGTAAAACTATCTGTTGGAAAACTATCTGCTAAATATGCTAAAGTCAAATGATTTTTATGAAAGTTGCTACTTAATGAAAAACCATGAGAGTTTAATAGATCCTTATATGATAAATAATTTGTTTCTGTACCTTCAACTTCAGCTTCAAAGAAAGGTTTTCTTGTAAAAATTGATGCCCCTTTTGTAAACGAAGGTATTCCAGGATATATTCTGACCAATGGCATTGAATTTTTTACTACCGTATTAGTTTTATCTCCTATGCCCTCAACAGGACCATCCGGACCAACATAGATATCATCCATTGGTTGCGCAGGTGGCATACCAGGAATAAAATCAATTTGAGTTTGATTTATAGTGTTTTTTGTTGCCATATTTAAGCCTCACTCATGTTTCCTTGTAATACATCTCTAGTTTGTGGAGATAATTGAGATGTATCCCCACCATTATTATTTACAAGATTACTTATATTTTGTACACTTGAAGATACAGAATTACTTGTTTGTATAAGACCTTGAGTCGTTGCTGCTGCTAAACCTTTAGTACCTTCCAAAGCAGCTTTCCCCTGTGCCTTAAGTTCATCTGTTATTATTTTACCTTGAGCTGTTGCTGCTGCTGCACCCGCCATTGCTATTTCAGGTGCATTTTTAACAATACCCACAAATTTATCTGTTACTATAATAGCTGCTTTATTATCTTTAAGCCAATTTGGATTAGGTAGTAAGCCCCCAGTTATTTTTTTGAAATTTGCAATTTGTTGTTTTCTAAATTCAGGCATTTTATCTTTAACAACATCTATTTGTTGTTTACTAAATTCAGTCATTTTATCTTTTACAGATTTAGTTTTTGGCGTTTTGCCTTTAACAACATCTCTACCTATTAGACCAGCATCTATTGCTACACTAGCTGCTGTACCAAGACCAGGAACTAAACTAGCTGCACCAGAAGCAACTTCTAAACCAGCACCAAGAAAATCACCCTTCATTATTCTATGAGCAGCAAATCCAAGACCAGCTAATAAACCAATAACAGGTATTTTTTTAACTAACATTTTTAAACCAGCTTTACCAGCTAGTTTTGATAATCCTTTTGCCGCTCCTTTTTTTGCTGATTCGATTGCTGTCTTTGCTGCTACTCCTTTTGCTACTCCTAGTCCTAAGAATCCCATAAGTCTCTTAAGCATTGGGATAATTTTAGAAAATACTGAACCAATTTTAGCAAATATACCTTTTGTGAAAAGACCTTTTAAGCCAGTTTTTATTGCTCCAGTTATAAATCCTTTTTTAACTATTGATTTTATACCAGTTATTAGTGCTCCAGATATAAACTTACTGGCCATTTTTCTGAATCCACCCCCAAGTAGAAATGGTATAAATGTCATAGCAACAGATAGTAATGATTTTATAGCACCAAATGATCCGCTAAATACATTAAACATACTTTTTATTTTTTGCCTTAAATTAATTTTCTTTTGAATCTCAAGATCTTCTTCATTGACTTTAGATATGTTTTTTGTATATCCGAGCAGTTTTTTCTTATCAGCTTTTTCTTGTTTTTTCCATTTCTTCATTTCTCTTAAAGTAGCATCTGCAGATTCAGGTGATATTCCTGGAGAAAGCTCGGGTGATAATCCTGAGTAAAGACCACGCAATTCTTTTTTACGACTTATACGTTTTTTACCTTTGTCACCAACTTCAAATCCCAACTTAGCTAATCCACCACGAAGAAGGCTGAAAAATGACCATCGTCCTTTTGATATTCCAGGTATTGCTGAATATTGTGCACCTGTAAGAAATGAAGATATATCTCTTGTTGCTTCAGCTGAAGCTTTTGTAAATAATGCAATATTATCAAGGCGCCACATTCCTTCTGTATAAACAAGACCAATATTGTGTGCAGCAGCTTCAGCTGGATTTTTGCTTCTTGATAAATGCCTTTTATATCCACCTCTAGATTTAAAAATTTGATATACAGCTTTAAATGGCATACCAGCGATATTTTTTATAGATTTCAATGAAAACATTATATTTCTAAATGTTGGATGTTGAACCAACATTTTCTGCCATACTTGTTCCCATGTACCAATTTGTGCACCCATAGAATCTTGTATTGCAAGTACAGCTCTTAACATTCTGACGTTTGAGGGTTCAGTATGTCTGGAATATGTCTCATTTAATGCTCGTGTAAATCCTTTAAATATACCAACCTTTTCCAAATGCTCAACGCTTTGAACATATGTACTCATTTTGGCCATTGATTTTAACTGTGCTTTTCTGGATATTTGTACTAGATCTTTAGTTGTTGAAATACTATCATCAATTTTAGAAAGAATTTTGTCAATCGGTACTACAATTTCAGCTGGGTGAAGAAAAGCAAGACCTGCTTTCTCAACAAAACCACCCTTCTGCATTTTTGGTATGCCACCGGCGCTTTCATGAATTGTTTTGATGGGTTTTTCTTTTTTACTTTTTGAAAAAAGCCCACCTAGACCATCTCTAAATTTAGATGTAATTTTGCTAAATGCTCCACCCAAAGTTTCAGCAATATTAGCTTTCATTTTTGCTGCTGCTGATTTAAATACATCTGTCTCCATAAACTTTGAAGCAAAATAACCAAAAATTGGTGTACTTTTTGTTAAAGCCATTGCTACAATATTTTGCTTGTTAAAACTAATATCTTGTGAAATAGCTTTTCCATATTGTGAGATTACGTCTTTACCTGCTTTAGCTGTACCAGCAGCAACGTTTACAAAACCACGTCCGACCTGATCAACTGTATGCGCTAATGAACTAAGAACTTTAATCATTGAATTTTGAACTTTTTCGATATGTTCAAAATCTCCAACATTAAGATTAGCTTCTACAATTTCTTGATCGACTTTTTTCTGCATTTCGTTAATCGTACGACTTACATTACTGACTTCAGCTACACGTTCTTTATTGGCATCAGCCTTTGAGGTTAGACCGCCTGGTTCTGTTGTTTTATCAACCATTTATTAATCCTCTTAAGCAATAATTTGGAAAAGTTTTTTAATGCTTGAATCTTTTGGTTTCATTTCTGCTAGCACACAAGCAACTTCAGATAATGATACCATTTCTTGAATTGGAGTAGTATATTTATTTTTTTCTCCAAACGCTTTTTGATATGCTTGATTTAAAGATGTAAAAACCATCGAAAATCTTCTAGCATTTTTCATTAGCGATGGCATACTTACAATAAAAAGTTTTGCTGCTACAATTAAATTTGTTAATCTTATTTGAAAGTCTTGATTATTTAAATGAGAATTTGATATAAATAAAGATTCAATTAATCTATATAAATTTGCTAAATTCTTATTTGCATACATGGGACCACGTTTTTCAAACTGTACCATATACTTAATAAACTCGTCTACTTTTTTTGGTTGTTTGGATTTTAGTTTTAAATAATCTGTAAAAAATTCTGAGTAATAAGCTCTTAATTTAGGCAGGAATACTTGAACAAATTTTGGTAAATTTCTTCCTGCGATTAAATGCATACACTCATGCATAGTCGTTGATGTTATCTCATTATTTGATGAACTTCCAAAAACAGTTGCACTATTATCAATTATCACAATGACCTTTTTATCTTCAATAGTATAAAAAGCCATAATAAATTTATGTGCCCCTTTTGTTAATTTATGTTTAATAAACGATAAAATATTCTTACTTTTATAGCATGGTATAATAATATCCTTTTCAACTAACTTTTGAACTTCAGGAAATATATGTTTCCCCTTTGACGATTTTTTAAATGCAAGTATAAATTTCTCTTTTAATTTATTGGATGAATAAAAAGTTATACCATCTATATTATAAGCAGGATCAAGACCAATAGGTGGTGCAAATAACTCATCTAAATATTTATCCATTAATTTATTACTCCTTAAAAAATTCTAAAGTATCTACAAAACCTACATGATCATTATAGTTGTCTTTAACAGCTTTCATAATATCTCTATTATTAAATCCAACTTCAATATCTGTATTCATATTAACAATATCTGACATTTCATTCGTAAGGTTACTATATCGTTTTGTATCTATCATTACAGGTGGATCATATTTTCTTACATACATACAGCATGCAGCCGAAAGAGCAATATCATCTGTACAACCAGTATCAGCTTCTACTTTCCCGCTTGTTTTACTGACAAGACCAGTTAACTCAAGAGCAAGTCTTTGTGATTTAATTGACTCAGGATATTGTGTAAAGTATGAATAAAGAGCATCAATCATTAAAGGTCTTGTTTTAGAATTAGTTGATAGCCCAGGAATATATGTATTTTTTCCCCTTTTTTCTTTATAGAGCATGTAAGAATATTCACTTGCATTTAAATGTTCAACAACTTGATTACCATATGAATTTGATTCTACAACAATCAAACCAGGGAATTCTGTTGAAGCAACTTTAACAACTTTAACAAAATCAAGAACTTTACATTTACCTTGATATTCCCATACTTGTTCAAGGGTCTCATAATCAAAAACGGAAATAGCTGATTTATCAGATCCATGTTCAGGAGCTGTATCAACTCCTATTATATAATATCTGTCTTTAACTGGTTGAGAGAATTTCCAAATTTCCCCATTATAAAGTTTAATTTTTTCAATAGGTTCTACACAAGCATTTTGCATTGCCTCAACTGTATCAGATTCAAAAAATGACCCCTCTGTTGGCAAGAATTTTAATTCCAACTCTTGAGCGATTTTTTTCATATCATAATCAAAAAGAGCACATTGTGTATTATACCAGTCAGGATCATTTGCTAACTCAGGAATCATTTTCCAGTGAATTACAAATGGTTTAAAAATATCATCATTAGAAATCGACTTAAGATATCTTTCAAAATACCATTGACCAATACCAACAGTTTTATTGGGTGTTGAAAGAACAATAGTACCAAATGGAATACCAAATTTTTTCGCCTGCATTTGATTAGTGCTAAGTGCTGGCACAAGTGAAGTCCAAGCAGAACTTATATAATTAACAAATGCTGCTTCATCAATTACCAAAAAAGTGATAGCTTTACCACGAAGAGTTTTATCAGGAGCATTTGGATTCACAGGTGATGCATAAACTTTACTTCCATTTGTTAAAATAAATGACCGTTCAGTTCTTTTTGCAAAACCACGACCTAATAAACCACCAAGAGGTTTCATCCAATCAGGTAATTTTTCAACCATACCCCTTATAACTCTTGCAAAATCAGTAGCTTCAGCTCCATCTTTTGAAATAATCCCAATGACAACATTATTATAAAAAACTGTTAACCATGCTGCATATGCTTGGATAATCGTCGATATACCTATTTGTCTGCTCTTTAGGACCAAAGCATATTTCCATTGTTCGATAACATCAATTAATTCTGTTTGTTTTGCATATGGTGTAAGAAGTACATCTTTACCTGGCAATTCTATATAAATATATGTTCGACAAAAATACTCGAATTGTGCTCTACATTTTAGAAATTCCGCAACATATTTATTGGCTAATGATTTCAATTGGAATGGTTTTTTTGCCATATATATTATATTCCTTTATTATTTGTTCTAAAAAAGATTCTTTATGTTAGTGTCCTATTTGATCTAATTAAAAATATAACTGCTGATGTTTCCCAGTCTTTTACTTTATTAAATCGTATTTCACTTGTTTTGAGAATATATCTTCCTGCTAGTTGGTTTGAATCTACTGAAGGAGATGTTACTTCTACTGATTCTCCAACACTCATCAAATTTAATATTTTAATACTTCGTTCAATAACAATAGACATATCACTTATATTACTAATTTTTTTGGAATCATTTGCATTAATAAATGTTTGCGTTAATTCATATCCTGTTTGATCTTTATAAATAGTCTTTCTGGTATCACTTGTGATGGCTGATTTGTCAAAAAATATTTGATCGCTTTTTGAGATCAATCCATATGTTTTTGTGAATGTTTCTAGATCAATGGTTAACATTTGTTCTAATCTGTCACGTGGTTTTACAACATATATCATTTGAGGAGCAAGAAAAGCGAAAACAGAGTTACCGTGATAATTTGTATTAATATCACGTATTGTATAATAATGTTTTCCATCATTACATTTTTCAAATACTTTTTCATTATTGACATCCATTGCTAATTGATATACTGTAAATGTTTGAGCTTGTTTCATTTTGTTTGTTAAATTTTTAATATAAACTACATTATCATAAGAACAATAGAATGCAGGCAAACCTTCAAATATGCCAAAAGTTCTATTAATATAATGTAGATTTTTATATAAGGTACTTGGAGGCACTAAAATCTGATCTATTTTTCTTGCATTTTGATTATTAGTATCATATTTTACTGTTGCTTCTGTTTTTGTTATTAAATCATCAATTGCAGATTTAACAGTATTGCCTTGGTAAATGTTATTAACATAGGTATTCATCGTTTTATAAGCTTTTCTGGCAACTGCACTAATTGTAATTGGGATTCTTTCTTTTTGAACTTTATCTGGGATTTGTACTTCTTCAATCATTTGCATATCAGAGGTCAAATACATTAACTCAAATTCAGTTGACTCTAAAGGATATTGTTCAGTTGCAAGCAGATTAACTGTAACTTTTATTGGATGTTGACCATATATTTTTTGTACTATTATATCATTTGGATCAAGAAAGAATTTCAATATAAAAGTTTGATATGGAAGGTCTATTGACGTAATGATCGTAAATTCCATTAGATCCGGAGTCAAATCTACATTTCCAATTTTTAATACCAATTCATAAGTTCTACTGGGCGACCAATATCTACTTTTTTCTGCCATTTTATTATACCACACTCCTTTTATTTTATTATTTGTTCCAAAAAAAAGTTAACCAAAAAAAAAAATGAGGGACCGAAGTCCCCCACTTCTAAGGATATTAACATGGAAATTATGATGATTGAAGTCTTTCTAAAACTTCATACATCCGTGTGGGAATAACAAGAACGTTTTCCGCAGCATTTTCAAGCATTCTTTTTACATTAAGATTTGGTTCAAAGCTACTATACCTGACAATTGCTAAAAACATTTGCCATGCTGAAGGTAAAGGTAACCCCTCACCTTCAGATTCTACGTTCATTTCACCTAACATAGCTGAGATTTCTTCTCTACGCTTTTTACCAATTTTTTCAATAACATCAAGAGTGCCAAGCATTTGATCTTCAGTTAATGTACTGTTAAAACTGTTGGATATCATTTCAAGAATACTTCCTGAAAATACTTGCATATAGGATGCAACTGCTGATGCCATTTCAGTATTTGAATTAGCAATATGAACTTGTCTCATTTCTCCTAGTTTGAATCCGAATACAACTCTCCCGGCGTTTACATATGTTGAAATACCAAAAGATAAGGTTGCAGCTTTGGTACCATCATAGCTATTTTGAACAATCATAACTGGAAGCACATCTCCTACATTTGGTATATGTTGACAACTCTGAATGATTAATTCGGTTCTCATTTTTGTAAGATCATAACTTAAAATTGTATTCTCATTTAAAACCGGCATGCCAACTTCTTGGACAGCAGCTCGTATTCTTTGATTTAAAACATCATGACCCATGAACTGATAATAATCAGAAACGATGCCGCAATATAGATAACCATCATCCGATTCAGATTTTCTCGTAAATATTGCAATTATTGGTAATGGGAGTCCATCTGTATCATGTTTTAAATTAGATGCTTCATTAGTAAACATTGGTGCAAGCTGTCTATAAACAACTTCAGAATATCTATCAGCATATTTATAATATCCCTTGTATGCTAGAGATTCCAGACCCATCATTTCCGCTCTTTCGCTAAATGGTGTTCGCATTTTATTCGCCTCCTTTCATTGTCAATTATTATATTCTCTTAACATAGAATCTCAAATAAATATTACGCCCGTCAAAATTAAATTTTTTATCAATATTTACTACTTCAAATCTTTTTTCAAGCTCCCAAAACATCTTTGCTCTTAGAGGAGTCCAAATTGAAGCATGCGGACATGATGGTTCATTTAACAATTCGGTTGTTAACTCAATATTCCATCCTTCAAAACTGTCATACTTATCATAGTCATTCTTTTCAAATCGTGTTTCTTCCTCAAGAATTTTTTGAGCCAAAACTTCATAATTTGGTACTATAACATCAACCATAGAATCCCTTCTTGTAATCGTTGACACCAAATATATAAAATAATTTAATTGTGTGAAAGATATGTGCTCAAGGAATCTATATATTGTAATATGATCAAATTGAAGTATAGTTCTTTCCATAAATTCAAATATATCTATATTACAAAATGCTTGTTTAGAAGTTCTGTTTTGATTATTTGACCAATTAAATACATCTGTTTCAATAGATATTGGTTTAGTTTCTGAATAATATGATGTATCAATATTTAAAGTATAGACTGGATTTATTTCCTCGTCGTCATCATATATAGTTTTTAGTGGAAACATCTTGCCGCCTGCTATATTTAATGTTAGCATTATTAAATCCTCACATTCTCGAACGTGATACTTTTTGTAAATGGTTCGATATAAAATTTGAAATATCTTTCACGATCAATGTCTTCAGTATCCATTATTCTTAAAGTTGAAGGGGAAATTTCAATTTCACCATACCCTTTTAAAAATATTGCTAATTTATTATTTTTTGTTGGTATGCCAAATAACTCTGGATCTTGTGAATTAAAAACTTCATCCCTTATTTTTTGTAAATGATGAAACATTCGGTCTTTGCTAAAATCTGATAGTTTGCACAACCGAATATATATTTTATCCATTTTTTTATATCTATGTGAGATTCCTTTAATAGAAACCTCAAAATTATTATCAATTGCGATATATTTTCTTCTATCAATTGATGCGATAAATTTTTGATAACTCTTTCTTCTTTCTAATGGAATGTGACCAATATTTGTATGTTGAAGTAATCTTGTAAGAATCATTCCATCATATTGTCTAATTACAATTTCATCTTCTTTAATATTATTTTTTAATATATAATCATCAATGACTGCTTCTGTTGTAGTTCTTAATAGAGATGTTATTCTTGGATTATCACGCATCATTTGACCAATTTTTATATTTCTTCCCAATTTATCCTCTGGATCTATGCCTTCTAAATTAAAACCTAAGTTGCTCATAATCGTATAATGACACGCTTTAATATCATATAAGTGTAAATCTCTTAATATTAATCTTAAGTTTTTATTTATTTCCATAATTAAAGTTTTGTGACTAACCTGTTAGACTTATGTATCTAACAGGTTGCCACTATAAACCCCTTATGATAAAGTGTCGATAATCACATTATCAATTTGAAGATGATGATTAATATCTTCAATGCTACCTTGTTTTTCTATCAACCATTTAACAGCATCCAGTTTTGTTGTTAAATTCTCTGATTTTGCGCTTTGTTTATAGCGTAATTGTAGAGCTTCAAAATCTAATGTTTCTGCCAATTTGACTCTTGGTATTGTTGAATCTGCAGGCAATATAGTAATTTCAGTATCACTTTTCTTTACCCGAGAAACTTCATATGGAATAAGTAGATCATCAATATCGTTACAAAATACAGTGATTAACCCTTTGCGGACTCCATAGCTTTTTATGAAAACTCCATTACCCAAATCATATATTATTCTGAAACCGTTATTATAAATTTGCATATCTATCGCTGGAAGGTTTAAAACAGGAACCACATGGGCATCATCGAAGACAACCATCTTGCATTTTTCTTCCCCTTCATTATTTGTATTAACCACAATAACAATAAGTTGTTCATTTGGATCAACTCCTTGAATAGATACAGTGGGTTTTCTTAAATTTGGAAAATTATCAACATTTCCATCGAACCAGTCTGATAAAGACACGATTCCGATTTTATCATTGCTTTGTTCTTCAGTTTGTTCCTCAGTAGTTGTAGATTCAAGATCAGGGATATCGAGATCAGTTGCAGAAAATACGCTCTCCTGTACTTGTCCTTCTTTAACCATTTGTGATAAATTTTCTGACATAATATAAAATTCTCCTTTGTCTTTTTTTATTCTTTCCACTTGCGGCCATCTCGTTCTGGGTCTGGTCTCCATTCATATGGATTTAGATCCGAAAAAGTTTCTAAAGCGGCGCCGGCCAACGCCATAACTTTTATTAATTCTGCATATGCTTCATATGGTGTTGAACCTTCTTCCATTTCTTTACAGTCGTTTAACCAAGGCGGAAATGACCTTTTCCAAGGACCACAATATGCAGCTTTTGCTCTTCTTAAATATTCTTCAATAAACTCAAGAAAACTTGCAAAGTTTAAAGATTTTATATCCGAATATTTACCAAAGCAACACCTTTGATACTCTCTTTCTTTTTTATATATTTCTATAACTTTTTCTTCGCTCATATTCATATGAGTACCTCACTTATTTTGTTTTGAAGTGTTTCTATAAATAATGTTCTTGCTTCTGGAGTATTTCCATGTTTTGAATGTAATTCTTTTGGTAAATCTATAACACCAAGATTAGAAAATATGTTCTTAACAGTCTTAGGAAGTTTCACATAAGGAAATGTAGAAACAAGCTTATATGGCTGTGAAGAAAAACATTTCTTTAATCTTCCTGGTTTTGTACCAGATATAAACATAACATGAGAGCCATAATCTCTAAAAGTAACATATTTATATTTTGTTACTCTATATCTACACATTAATATAGCATACTGATGTTCTGCATATTTTGGTACGTGTGGCTTTTTTGGCCAAAATTTCTTTTTATCTTTTCTTGAAATTAAAAACCAATCCCTCCAGTCATTAAATTTTATTTCATAATAACTAGATGGAAATTTTATTATGTCACCACGTTTCCACATTGTTAAGGTATCTTCAATTGGTTCTTTAACACACTTA